ATGTGCTTTAAGGAATCCCACTTGACTATATGATTTTCGTTTATCTACTCAACTCGCAGCAGAGTTTAATGAGTATCAGAATCTAACATGTAGAAGAGAACAATTGGTCCTTTTGAGCATCTTTAACCCAACGTATCGGGGGTTATTGCTATCAATATCATCTGGCTATCCTACGTTTACCATTCTACCAGGAATGGGGGCGCTGCACGCCTCTCTTTTTTGTAGGCTCTAGTCAACCTTAAGATGTGAGACACAACGTTTTGAGAAATCATCAATACAAGAGTTTAATAACAATGAAGAAAATTTGTTTAGCCCATAGAGGTTACTGTTATCAACCCTTTCTTTTATTCTAAAATGAACAGTTCTAACTATTCAGAGGAAATAAAGAGAAATGCAGCAAAAAGGGTTTCAGCACTTACTTTTAATGTAGTAAGTTTTGTTTTATTTCCATATTTGATTATGTGTGCTTGGATTACTCGCATTGTTTTATATCTTTGTCTTCCTTGTTTGGAAAGCCAAAGTGAAAAAGACTATGCAAAAAGTAAATATTATACTCGTATTCGAAACAGTAAGAATGCTACTAATCGAAAGCATAAAGCTTTGCATGTTTATGCAAAAAATTCAAGCTCTAAAAAGAAAAGTGTGCGTAATAATGGAAAGACTTTGGATTCTCAGTCGTCGGTTTTGTTTGCGGATTTAGGTGAAAATGTTTTTGCAAATACTATACAGGAAACTTGTAAGGAATATTTCAAGTCTTTTACATCAGGTAATTTTGAATTTCCGACCGTTGAAATTTGTAAGGAATATTTTAATTCTATTAAATTGGGTGATTTTAGTTTGCCTTTTATTACCGGAGAACAATTTAATCTCCTTTGGGAGAAATTTAAAGAATTTTTCTATGGTATTCCTTTACTTAGTATTTTGTATGAAGATTTGCCATTGATTTTGCGTTGCGATATTGCAAAAACTTTATGTACTTTATTATCCATGATTGTCACCTTAGGCTGGTTGCCTAAAATTGATTATAAAATTCGTGGTGTATCTATTTTTGAAAGTGAAGCAATGAGGCAAAGCGTGAGTATAACTGCAATTTATGATGTATTGACAAAACTTGTTTCTTTGTTGAAAGAGGCTCTTATGAAATTTCCTGAGCATGGAGTAAAAGCGTTTTATCTTGATGAACATAAATTAAAATATGAATTGGAGATTGCCACGTTAAGAGCCCAAAAAGTTCTTATTGACGTTGGTAGAGATACCACGATGGATGCTCTAGAATTTGATCGCCGAATTGAAGAAGCGATTCAAGAAACGTTGAAACAGATGGCTGTAGCGCAAGGACATGAGAAGTCTGTGCTTAATAACACTCTAAAAGAATTTAAGGCTATTCAGGCTAGCCGAACATTGGCGAAGCGAGATTATATCAGAGAGAAACCTTATGGAATTTTATTG